TTAAACAAAAAGGAAGTAGTCAAGGCATTAAATAGTCTAGAGGTTATTGAAGCTAGTGGAGGAGATTGTGCATATGTACTAGTTGAAAATAACAAAGAAAATCATGAATTACTAAATGAAGTAGGTATTTCAAGTGATACGATCAATCAATATGGTGATGAAGAAACATTCTGCATCTTGTCCTTAGGTTTTAGTGAGGGATTAATTGATTTGTACGATGGAAGCAAATGTATTTGTTTTGATGAAGAAATTAAATTAAAAGTTGATACTGGTAAAGAGGTAGTTCTATATAAAACAGATGAAAGTGTTAACATTTCAATCCATGAGGACAGTGGTGATGTATACATTAAAGAACTGTCTAAAGAGCAGATTATCGACATTGTTAATTTCTTATCTTAAATAAAAATCACATTTTATAGAAAATGGAGGAAGATAAATGCATAAATTTTATGATGACTTAAAGGAATTCATTTTAAATCAGGAAGCAAAAGAACGTCTTATTCCTTACTATGAAACTTTATTTCAATTAGAGAGTTATCCAGAAATGAAAGAGTTGTTATCTCAATACAAAGACAGTAACTACAGCATTGATTATAATGAACCAGATGAATTTGACTGTTATTCTAATGGATGGTTAGAGATTTATGAAGTAAATAATCCCATTGCCTATACAATTGAATTAGATATTGGTCAGATGCAGGGTGGTTATTGTCAGTGTAAACCTAAAGATGAAGGTTATAATTCTGACAAAAATTGCTGTGGAAGAAGTTGTGACGTGCATTTACCTAAAGTATCAATTGTTAAAGAAGTAAAGCTTTTGAATCATGAATTCCAAGGATATGAACGTGATTTATGGGCTTTAGAAGAGAAATGGCTAACGGAGTATGAAAAGGATCTACTACAGAAGAAACAGCTTGAAAAGGTAAGCAGTATAGAGGCGCAGATTGAGCAATTACAAAAAGAATTAGAAGTAGTAAAATCAGGTCTTAAAAATTAATTAATAAAATACATAAAAATACTTGAATTATAAAATTGGGATGGTATAATAAACATATAAGTTGAGAAAGGGAGTGATGATCATGGTCAGTAGATTGACTTATGAGGATGAACAGAAAATTTTAGATGAGTTAGATTTCATGAATGAACAACATAACTTTACTCGCGACAATGCTGTTTGGTGTATTAAGACAATCAATAAGCTGCTACTGGAACTACATTTTAGGAGAAATGATAATGTTGGTAAGGAAAATACATAAAAAATGGGTGATTAAATGATCGAACCTCCTTTAGAGAAAAATGAAGTACAGATTACATCGCAACACAGGATTGCTGTAGACAAGTATAATTTCTCAATAATTAAGAAGTATGAGAAGAAAGTATCAAGAGGTAAGAATGCTGAAGGTAGTGGACAATTCGGTTACAACAAACAGAGTGCAAGCCACTACAGTAATCTTACAACTTTAGGTAAACGATTAATAGAAAAAGAGTTTCTAGAGGATCTGAGTGATCAGGATTTTAGTAAAGTTAAAGATTTAATAGAAGCTATTGAAAAAGCAGTGATGCATATTGATAAGGTTGGGAAAGAAGTATCTGAACATCTCATTAAACACATTACAGTTGATTTAGGAGAATCTACGAAGGGTAGGGGTCGTAAGAAATTAATAGGAGATGCTGAAGAAGAAGCTGATGAGGTTGATGCTGATTGACAAAGCGTTATGTTGGAATTGACCCTTCATCAATGACAGGATTCTTTATACAGGATGATAAAGGTAAAATTATAATTGAAACTGATTTATTTTATACATATAAGAAAGACCCAGAAAGAATGATTTATATTGCTGAAGAAATAATTAAGAAACTAAACATAAAAACAGACATCATCTGCATTGAAAACTTCAGCTATAATTCATCAGGACAAGGAATAGACTATCAATTCGGAGTAGGTTGGATTATAAGAGAACATCTACATAAGGCAGGATTTTCTTATTATGATGTAAGTCCAAAAGGGCTAAAGAAATTTGCAACTGGAAATGGCAACTCTTCTAAAAAGACAATGGTAGAACCGATTGAAAAACGTTGGGGATATAAACACCCAAGTGATAATGTTACAGATGCATTTATATTGTCAGAGATAGCTAAAGCCATTGATCAAGGTACTGAATATGTTGGATTAAGAGAGTATGAGAAGCAAGTTGTGAAAGTAGTTAAAGATAGCATTTTGAATAAAGAGCAATGGAAAGAAGTTAAAGCTCCACCTTGGATGAATAAAAGGAGTAAATACTATTTTAAACGAGAAGGTTTAGAAAATTAAAATTATAAATAATTAAAAACTATCGAGCCTTGAGTGATGTAAATAATTAAAATTTAATGATAAAGGTAAAATATAAAACAATTGTATGTTCTCAAATAATAAGTTTAGTAAAGGCTTATTACATATCTTCTCAATAAATTCCTAATATTATTTAAACTTTAGTTAGGTACATTGTGATTGGTTCGATAGTTAATAAATAAAATACATAATTCGAAATGGAGAGATTTATTTTTATGGCTAAAAAGAACAAAGGCGAAATCAAATTAAACAAAAATCACGGAGGAAAAGAGTTTTCAAATAGCTTTCATTTTGTAGGGAAAGTTAAGCCTGTGCAAAAAAAAGATAAGGATACAGATAGTTGGTATGATGTTGAAATCTTCGACACTAATAAAACTCAAACAAATAAAGACCGTAGAGTATTACAGTTTATTGTAGAAACAGCATTTAAAAATGAACTTAAAGTTGAACTAGCAGGAATGGAAATTGGAAGTGCATACGCTTATAGTTCTACTCATAAAAAAACTGCAAAACTTGATTGGAATGATCGTCTAGATAAATCTAAATATCCAGATGAAACATACCACTTCATTCAAACTGATTGGGACAAAGCGGAACGGTTTGGACAAATTGTAGAAAAAGATATGTGGGTAGAAGTAAAGGGTAAGTATGAATTTAGTTCGTTCACTAATGATGAGGGTAAGGTAATCAATAACGTAAAACGAATTATTGAACATGTTGCTCCACTTAAAAATGGTGAAGTTACAATTAAAGGTTTAACAGAAGGAGATACTTTCAAAGCTTATGATTCTGTTGAAGGTGGAAAATACTTAGGAATGGGTAAAGCTGATAAAGAAGGTGTAGCAACTGTTCGTGTAGGATGGTTAAATCCTGAAGGTGGAAAATTATACTTAACTAAAGTTACTGATGGTGTAGAAGGGCAACGAGCAGAACAAACATACACTTCAACTACAGTAGAAGGTGAACGAATTACAATTAAGAACAATGTAGATAGTCAAGTAGGTTTACCTAAAGCAGATGGTAGCCGAGGATATAACTACGTTCCTTATGTACGAAACTTCAAGGATGAAAACTTCAATGAAATTAACTCATTTGAAATGCAGCTAGGTATTAAATCTACATATCAAGACGAAACAACATTAGATACTAAAATCAATGGAGTGTACTTAGATTACGGTAAGGATAAATCAGTTCCACGAGATGTTGAACTAGTAGTTTATCATAAAGAAGCAGAAGAAGGTAAAACTCCATTTGCTACGGCATTCGGACGATTAAACCATTTAGATTTCTTAGTAGTAGAGGGTATTGATAATAATCGTGCAGAATTCACTATGGTAGAAGTAGCAGAAAAGGAAGAGGATAGCAACCCGTTTGATGATGTAAGCGAAAAAGTTGTGAGCTATGAACAAGCTTCATCTGGTACGAAAAAAGGATTGGAAGTATTACGATATGTTCAAGGTACATTTGTACGAGAATTATTGTCTGAAGATGAAATCACTCTAAACGTATCTAGTAACGAAGATCCGTTTGCTAACAATCCAATTGAAGTAGATGAAGATTCATTGCCATTCTAAAGATATATCTAAAGATAAACTGGGAGTGTTTATTATAAGAAATTACGTTGACGAAAATCTAAGAGTATCTGACGGAATTAAAAACGTGATGAATATTCTAATGTTAGAAAGAATGCCAAGTGGTAATGAGATTATAAGTACACTTAACGATTATACGTTATATAACTATATAGCTAGACACGGAGGTTATCGTAAGTTCGCCGATGAGTTATGCTTAGAAATAAAAGACAGCGAAACTAAACTTGGACAACGTTACGAACATATAGTTACTGCTTTGTTGGAAGATAATGATTTTATAATAGAGGAAATGACCACAAAGCATCCATTCGACTTGTTGATAAATAATTCTGTGAAGGTGGACGTTAAAGTCGCTAGACCTTCTTTGACAAGTGACGGTTCAAGAGCACATGCTTTTGGTATCAATAAAAAATACGGTTCATGTGATATCTACATTGCTGTCGCATTAGATGAACAAGATAACATGGAAAAGTTTTTAATAATTCCATCGCATCATCTAAAAGTAGTAACTCTATGTGTAGGTAAAAACAGTAAATACGATATCTATAATAA